ATCGAACTGCACAGTTTGCTGCCACAGGCGAAGCCATGAACACAGGCTTTTCTGATGCGGGTGCGGCCTTGGATCAAGGGTTTGGTGATGCCCAGACGCAGCTTACAAATACACAGGCAGAAGTTTTAGGTGGGCAAGGTAACATACAAGATAGTCTTGATGTAATGTCGGACGATGCAACAACCTACGCAAACCAACAGCTAGAAAATCAAGCAGCAATACAGACTAACCAAGAAGGCTTTCAAAGCAGCTTCGATACTTATGCTGATAGGTACGGAGAAGACACAGCATTAGCACAACAGACACGGGCAGATATACAATTAGCAAATGCAAATGCTAATCAACAGCTACGCCAAGACATTGGTGGATTTGCAGATGCTGCTTCTACGCAATTATCAGACGTGGCAAAAGGTGTTGATACTCAAGTTAAAACTCTAGGCAATACAGTAGAAGGTGGCTTTGCCAGCGCCCAAAATTCAGCACAAGCCCAAGCTGCACAGTCTGCTGCGGCTGAAACAAAGTTTGCTCAAGGTTTGGCAGATTTAGATGCAAGTCAAATTACTCAGGCCAGAGATATGGCTAAAATTGCTGCGTCCCAAACTGATTTAGACATGGGAATGCGGCAAGAGTTTACGCAATTAGGTAATGCTTTTGACGATAACGGTAGATTGATTGAAAGCACCATCGATGAGCAGGGAAATACAATCAGTCGTGCAATGGATGCTCAAGGCAACTTAATCCTAAACTCATTTGACGTATCAGGTCAGGGTCTTGGAACAAAGACAATTAACGTCAGAAGTACCCTAGATAATTTAAGTAACTTAAACAGAACTCAGGGCGCTAATGCTTCTATGGGCAATCTAAGTGCCGCTAATTCTAGCGCAGTTCCCCAATCTGGGTTTGCATCCACATTCACATCAACGAGGTAATTATGCACCCTAAATCAGTTTCAGGAAAAGGCGTAGACTTAGTCAAAGAATTTGAGGGTCTGCATGAAGTTAAAGAAGACGGTCAAGTATATCCATACAAATGTAGTGCTGGCGTTTTAACTTGTGGCTATGGAGCTACCCGTGAGGTTTATGAGGACACTGTATGGTCGCAAGAATATTGCGAACAGCGACTGATGATTGATTTAAACGAACACGCAGAGGCAGTTCATCATTACGTCACTGTACCACTGACACAGAACCAGTATGACGCTCTTACCTCGTTCATATTCAATCTTGGCGCTGGGGCGTTTAAAAGCAGTACCCTTCTTAAAAAGCTTAATCAGTCGTTGTACGATGAGGTTCCTGAACAGTTCATGCGGTGGAACAAAGCCCGTGTTAACGGAAAACTAACTGCTTTAGCTGGCCTAACAAGACGTAGGGCTGCTGAAGCTGCTTTGTTTAGTGCAGATGCTGAAATGACTACTGAAGACGGCGCACCTACTATGGTGCAAAAACCTGTAGCCACAGCGACTAAAAGTTTAGCTAAATCCAAAACAATGGCGGGGGCAGGTATTGCTGGCCTAGCTACAACCTTAAATGAGGTTTCAGGCCAAATTCAAGGTCTAGTAAGCTANGCACCNATGCTTAAAACNCTGTTTTTAGCTTGTGCAATAGGAGGCATAGGTTTGGCAGCGTATGCACGNTTTAAAGATAACAGGGCTGGCATTCACTAATGTTTATCTTTGGTAAGATTAAAACTTACATAATTGCCAGTTTGGCTATCGCTTTACCAATTATCTATGTGTTTGGTCAGGTAAAAGGTCGAGCAAAAGAAAAAAATAAAGTGTTGAAGGATGATCTTCAAGCACAAAAGAAAACCACTAAATTTTACAAGGCAGTCTCAGAGCATGAAGAAGATACTATGCCTGACCGCCCTAGCCTTATTAGTAGGCTGCGGGGAAACGGTCTATAGAACTCAGTTAGAGATCTACTGCCCTTCGATAAAGCAGTACACTCCTGAGTTTAATAATAAATTAGCTGATGAAATAGAAAGCCTTCCTGCGGATAGTACAGCAGTCGAAGAGGCTATCAAAAATTATACTTACCTGCGTGACCGTGTACGGCGCTGTAATGAAGAGAAGGATAAACTCTAATGGGATTATGGGCAGATTATGTAGGCGGCGGTAATACCTTTGAGCAGTCAATGGCTAATACATTTGAAGGCACTAACTATGTAGGTGGCGAAAATATGGCAGGTGGGCCAGGGTTTGCTATCACTGGAAGTAATGACTTTAATGATAGTCAAGCATCCGTAGACAGACTTGCTAATGCGTATAAAACAAATAATGACAATAATTCTGGCAGTACTACCACTAATAACAATGATAATAACTCTACTGCACAAACTGTAGCAGCCGCTCCTGTAGCAGCCGCACCAGAATTTGATGTTCAAACGATAATTGATTTTGCTACTAAAGTTGGAATGACTACTAGTGATGCAAGTATACAGGCAATTATTGATGATCCCCAGACATGGTTAAAAAATAACGGAGCAGAATTAAGTGGTAAGGTTGATGCACTAGACGTTGACACACTTGGTACGCTCTTAGATTCCACGAAATCTACTTATGAATTAGGAGAGTCACCCGCTGTAGCCGTTACCACTACAGATGGGACAGTTGGTGTAAACGAAATCGTAAATCCTGGTGCAGAGACTTATACAGCAAGCACAACAGAAGATCTTTTAGGTACGGACGAAACTACGGTAGATGCAGCAACTGGAACGGTACGAGATGAAAATCTAGTAACTGCTGAACAAATTGATATGACAGGAGCATCTACAGGTATTAACGCTGACGGTACAGTGAGCGAGACAGGTGAAGCCCTCAACGACTACGCAAATATTAACATTTCAAACATGGTAGATACCTCTACGGTTGCTGGTAAACTTCTTGCAGATAAACTAGCCCGTGAAGGTACAGACTTTGTAGACGCTAAAACTTCAATTCTATGGCAAATGAAAACCATTGCTGCGGAGTTTAAGGGAGCAGACAACTCTCCTATTATTCCCCCTTGGGCGCAAGCGTTAGCAAGAGATGTTTCTAAAACTATTGCATTTTCTGGGATTACAGGAACAGCAGCTACCGCAGCAATGTCAAATGCTATTATGGAGTCTATGCTGGGTGTAGCCGAAAAAGAATCTACCTTTTATCAAACTTTAACAACAAAAAACTTAGATAATAAGCAACAATCTATCATCAATAAAGCAAACGTCATGTCTAAGTTTGAAGTATCTAATCTTGATGCCCGTCAGGCTTCGGCTGTGCAAAATGCTAAAGCTTTCTTAGAAATAGATTTACAAAATCTTACCAATGAACAGCAAGCTGAAGTTATTAATACCCAAGCCATGGTGGATGCCCTGTTTAATGACCAATCAGCTATAAACGCAGCCCGTCTTTTTGGAGCAGAATCCGATAACGATATGGCTAAGTACTATAGCAACTTAAACGCCCAAGTAGACACACACAATTCTACGCAAATAAACCAAATGAAGCGTTTTAATGTAACAGAAATTAACGATACTGCTGAGTATAACGCATCGCTGGAACAGTCCAGACAAGAGTTTTATGCAGATATGCAATACAATTTAGATTTAGCTAACGCAAAGTGGCGGCAAGAAGTAGCTACTACAAATACAGAAATGGAATTTGAAGCAGCTACTCTAGATGTCAAAAATACTTTAGACATATCAACTGAAACAATGACCCGCTTATGGGATCGTGTAGATAATATGTTAGACTATGTGTTTAAAGGTTGGAACGCAGAATCTGATAGAGATGCTAAAATATTAGCTACTGAAATCAACGCACAATCAAACAGTTCTAGTGGAGGAAATTCTTTCGTGGACGGTTTATTTACTCTTGGCGCAGCGTACATAACCGCTGGTTCAGATGAAAGAATGAAAACTAATATTGAGTACTACGACACCATCCGTGGCAACAAATACTACACTTGGGAGTGGAATTCTAAAGCAAAGCAAATTGGCTGGGATAAGTACCCAACTTTTGGTGTCATAGCCCAACAAGTCCAAAAGAAATATCCTCACGCTGTTCACGTAGGAAAAGATGGGTATCTGATGGTTAACTATGGAGAAATTCAATGAAGTTCCAAGATGCGGTTAAAAAGTCCATCAAATCTTTTATGAATGGTAAAAACCCAGAAGCTACAGGCGAACTTGGGGAAGAAGGCATCTATCACACAACTGAGTATTTTGACGAACTTGAAGAAGAAATGCTTGGTGATGTTAAAGATAAAAAGGATGGTGTAGATGAAGAAGCTTGAGGAACCAATAGCTGGCGCAAACTACGCTGCAGATATAAGAAATTACCCTTGGCACAGGCCACCTGATATTGTGTCATACGATGAGGGCGTTGATTATNTAATAAACAAAATGAATGAGCCAGAAGAANTAGAACTGGTCTATTCTTTATTAGCAATAGAAGCCCAAGTAGCGACAATAGTAAGTTCTATACTTATGCAGGGAATTTCCCGTGGAAAGTTTTCTATAGACTTAGCAATTTTGATGGCTGGGCCATTGGCTAGGTACGTTGGAATATTGGCAGACGAACAAGACATAAAGTATGACATGGGTATATCTGACAAAGACCGCATCAAAGTAACCCCTACTTCATTGAGAATAGCCTTGGGAATTGTTGATGGTAACCAAGAAGAAATTTTAGAAGAAACAATAGAAGATCCTGTAGAAGAGGACGCTGGTCTAATGTCAGTGCAACCTATTGATGACACTGTTGCTTCTCCTGATGAGCAAGCAGAAATGTTAGGTAGTGTAGAAGATCCTGTAGAAGAAACAATAGAAGAGCCTGTTACAGAAGAGGAGAGTGTTTGATGGGATGGAGACAAACACAAGCTGATGTACGATCAGGAAAAAAGAGTTTTGTACAAAAAGAAAAATTTGAAGGATTTACCAAAGCGGCTGACATTATAGCTAAAAGCTGGCTTCAAGATGCTAGGGATAAAAAATTATTAGATGCAAAAATAGTTGAAGAAAAAAGAATAGAAGAAAAAGAAGCCCGAAAAGCTACAAAGGCTGCTACAGAAAAAGCAGAAGCAGAAGCTGTGCGAAGAGAAAAGAATGCAAAAACATTAGCATTACGTTATTCAGGAGATTCCAATAATTCAGAGGCTATAAGGTTTTTTTACCAGCAACTAGACTTATACGATGGCAACGTAGGTACTGTTGAGACAACAGCACAAAATATGATTAAGAGTAATCAACTTAACTTTACTAATACTGTAGTCGGTCAAGAACTTGTGACAGAGCCTCCAGAGTTTTTAGTTACAAATAGTGATGGTGAAAAATCACAACGCCCACCATCTAAAGTTACTTTGGGTAAATATACCTCATTTGCTGATGGTAGGCCCATAACAACACTTGATTTAAAACGAATTGCAGAAGATGAAAAAAATCCACAAGAAATAAGAGATGAAGCAAATGAAAAATTAGTTGGATTAAACACAGATCAGACTGATAAAGCAGAAACTAAAGAGGTTGATGTTACTATACCTGGCGTTGTTATAACTCCTTTTGGAAACACGCCACCTGAACTTGATTTCGATAAACTTGAAACTTTAGATAAAATTTCTTTGTTAAGGCAGGAACTAACCCAAGGCGGTAAACAAATTGACGCTGCTACGGAGTTAGTACTCTCCACAAGAGAACAGCTATTAAAAGATGCAAATCTAAAAGTTACTATTCAAAAGGCATTTGCTAATCCTGAAGAAGCCGAAACTATTGTACAAACTGCTGAACTTTTAAAAGAAACTNACACACCAGAGTATATTGCTTTGGCTGCAATAGTAAAGGCAGAGGCAGAAAACCAAAAAAACAATATCTGGCGCAATGTACTTAAAATGGAAGAACTTAGTACGGGCGAGTTTTCCCTTCAAAGATTAAATTCGATGAAAGCTGCAGCTATTGCTTTAAATGCACCAAAAGATTCAANTGAATATAAATTTTTAATAGCTGAAATAGATAAAAAGACAACTCAGGAATCTGTATTACCTGCTGATGAAGTAATAAGTCTGTCTAATACTTCACAAGAAAAGCTTTTAAATATTCAGCAAGCCTTGGCAAAAAATAATTCAACTACACCACAAGATGTAGCTAAGAAAGATATGGTTGATTTCTTAGTTGCCTTTAACGGTGAAAAGCCAGAAGATTTATCAGAGTATCTAAATAATATAGGTAGTGTGGCTTCAACTAAAGCTCGTAAAGTTCAAATAAATAATAATGTTAATTTAGACGCAGAGACTAAAACTAAATTAATTAAAATATTAGACACCCATATAGACGATTTATCTAAAAAAGCGGATGAATTAGATCTAACTGAATCTGTAGTTTTTGGTAAGGTCAAAATTGGCGAAATCGAAACAAATCTTGAATTAATTCTTAATAAAAAAGGAGACTTTTATTCTCCTACATTAGACAAAACATTTACCAGAGCAGACATAATAGGCGAGACACGGTCTTTAGAAAATTATAAACTATTGATGGGTAACGCTACAAGGCTTCAAGAAAGTGTCTTTGCTAATTTAACAGATCTACGGTCAGGCATGACCGATTTAATTACCAGAGCGCAAAGTTTAGATAATATTGTTAAAGAAAACGAAGAAGTTCTTACAATTATTGGTGGTACAATCCCTGCTATTGTTAAGAGAATTGAAGAAGAAGTTGGTAATTTAGAACTATTCTTTGCAGGAAAATCTTCAGACGAAGTTAACTCTACAATAAATCAGTTTATTGATAAAGATGTAGATCAAGCCAGTAAGGCATTAAACATCTCTGCAGACGCATACTCTAGATATCAATCACAACTTATTGAGTTTGCATTTACCTATGCAAGAACTGGACTAGGACAGGTTAGAACCACTGATCAAGACTTTAAAGCTGCCATTAACGTAGTTTCCATAGGTAGTGATTATGAAACCTTTACCCGTGGTCTTAGATCAATAGTATTAAAAACTTACAATACTACTAAACTAAAACACGATGGTTTCTTGAACCGTACAGATGTACAAATTGCCAGAAGCCAGCCAGGGGCTGAACAGTTTTATGCTCCATTTATGGTAGATTTTGATAATTACTTACAGTCAACAAATGAAAGCATAAAAGGTGGAATCCAATGGTTTAACACAGAAGTCCCAATTACTTCTGAGGAAAACAAAAACAATACACCAACTAAGACTATTGGAGAACGTAATTCTATTTGGCTCAACTCTGAACAAATACAAGGTCAAAGAATAGGTTGGGCTAATATGGAGTCAGACAAGGACAGAGAAACGTATCTTAAAATACTTGCTAAACAATTATCATTACCAGAAGCCATAATTAGAGCAGAACTAACCAAGAAAAAGGGAGGTAACTAATATGGCTGCTTTATCAGAAAGTGAATTAGATTTCTTAAAAAAGAACAATTTACCTATCCCGATTGATATTGAAGAAGAAGAAGATGATGAAATCCCACCAGAAGAACCAATAGAAGATACTTCTAAACAAATAGAAGATTTAAACAGTAGGTATCCAGAGTTAAACCTTTCTGATGACGTTAGTTACGATGCGTTTAAAAAAACACAAGCTAACGTAGCCACTGGGGAATTATTTGGTGGGTTACCAAAAATAGACTTTTCTAAAAGGGACAGTTTAACTTACGAAAATATGTATGGTGATGCGCCTGAAGTAACTACGTTTGGTGGTGGTGAGAATGATTTATCAATGACCGATTATGTCGGCTCATTGTGGTATGATTTATATACAGAAGGTACTGATAGTCAGGTTGCCCGTAAGGAATTTAATGTAAAAAAAGAAGATTGGAAAAAGGCTGCAGAGGATCTTTACAATAGTGATTCATTTACTACTAACGAAAAAGGTCAAAAGGTTTTTAGTAGAATTGTAGAAGTCAAAGACAATAATGGGGAAGTGATAGATTTTAAACAGGAACAGGTTTTAATTCCAGACCCTGTTGTAGATCAAAGTGCTTTTAATCGTACTGTTGAGCAGACTTTTAGAACCCTTTATCAAGAATTTGGGGGTCTTGTTACAGAAGGGGCTATTTTAGGCGATAGTGAGTTTGCTAGTAGTAGACCAAGTATGGACTTAACGGGCGGTCAGGAAATCGTATCAACCATATTAACCCTTGCTGCTCCAGGCGGTGCTTTTGCAAAAGGTGCTAAGTATGGTGGTAGGCTTATAAAAACAGGTTCGAAAGCCGATAAACTAGGGAACAAAGCTGAATATGCATACGGGGCTGCAGGTGTAGCAATAGCAGAAGCTATCGTTTCATCTGAAGGAGATGAAGGGCTTTTAATTAAAGGTGACCTAGTACAAAGGACATTGCCTATCCTAGGGGATGCACAGGCTGAAAATGTTGCCATGTTTATAGATGGCATGGCCTTCAACGGTGCATTTGATGGCTTGTTTCTCGTTATGCGTAAGGGTGTAGGATTATTTAAAGATAAACCTGAAGCAGTAAGTAGACTATTATCAAACAAAGCCCTCAAACAAGCCACGACAGACGGCACTGTGTTGAATATTGTTAAATATCTAGATCCTGAGTTTGAAAATTTAAAGCCGTTTGATATGAAACTGCGGCTGGGCGAACTTGCCAAAGTATTAAACCACAATAAAATAATGAAACTGTCTCTAGGTGATATGGAGAAGGAAATAGCCGTAGATAGCACCAACGCTATAATGATGGGTTCTGAAGCATATATTCGTTCTACACGGGGCGGGTTAAAAAAGACTGCAACTAATCCAAATGGTTTAGATGATGCTGCTTTCGAGGAGATGGTACAAAGCGAAGCTGCTCGTATGTCTACTTCAATGATTGCACTTTTTAGAAGTCAAGCCAGTAGCGCCGCTGTATCCTCAAGGGCTGATGCTATCCCAGAACAAATTGGAGAAATGATACAGGAGCAAGCAAAGTCATTAGGCGGCGGTAATATAGATGAGGCAGCGCAATCGGTAGCAACAAGTATAGTTAGAGGGTCGGATGATGCTGTTAGTGAACTGACTGCAGATGTAGGCGATGTTGTGAAGCAAACAGACAGCATATTAAAAGCCCAAGAGACTGTTTTAGAAGATAATCCGCTTGTACAAGATTTAATCCAAAGCAACACAGGTGGTGATAATATATTTACCTCTAATGTTGGTGAATTAAGACAAGCTTTATCTGAAATTGTTTCCACTGAAGGATACGCAGTATTCAAAAACGCAATGGATGAGGTTGATGTTTTATACAAAAACCTACCAGAAGCATCTATTGATGGTCAGTTACTTAAAAACCAACTAGATGAAGTGGTGGCGGCAACAAACGCCCTAGATGGATCAGGAGAAAGAGCAAAGACAGTACTTAGCGACATATTTGCTGGATTTAAGCCCCGTACTATTGGCGTTGATGCAGAAGGAGTTGCTATAAAAGGGGATGTGAACGAAGCAATTGAAAATATAACAAATACAATTACCTTTAAAGATTTATATGAATTAAAAGCTAAGTTAGCTGGAGTTATAGACAGTTANCGTAACGACCCCACAATACAACGAAGAATAATAGCATTTAGAAACCATATTACTGATGCTGAAGATGGTCAGATGGCTCATGTAATAGCTAACTCTTCTGAAGAAGTAGCTAGTCAGTTTAAAGCCGCAGACGATACTTACAAAAGTGCAATGGCAAAGTTTACTAACTCAGAACCTATACGCCGTTTAACAGATGCAATGGGCGGTATGCGTAAGTTTGATACACCACAGGGTGCAATAGACGGGCCTTATAAAAGAGGTGAGCCTGATGAAATTATAGCATCAAGTCAGTTTGTAGATGAAACTATGGCAGATTCTACAGGCGTGTTAATGACCCAGCTAGGAAATATGTTACAGGGTGTAAGATCTACTGATGAGCTAACAGGGTCGTTTAGAGATTTGTTTAGGGCGCAAGCCGCAAATGCGTTAAATAACGCTATCCAAACACAGGGGTCTAAGGGTGATGCTAACCCTGCTAAAATACTATTTGAGTCATTTGCACCTATAAAAGCACAACTTCAAGAACTAGGAGACACAAAGCTCCTAGATGAATTAATGGTGTCTTATCGACAAATTGAAAATGCTTATTTAAATTTAGGTGATCTCGCATTAGCCAACGATGAAGTAATAGATGGAATAAGGGCTAGTATAAAATCAGCACAAGAAGGGGTAGTAAAAACTTTAACAGATACCCCAAGGGGCGTTAATAGTTTAAACATCCCAGGCGGCGAAACAAGTAGAGTAACCTCTAGTGCCAAACAGATTTTACGCACCATAATGACTAGCAATAATTCTGCTAATAGAATAGAAGATTTGTTGCAAAAGATTAATGACTTGCCAGATGAGGCTCAAAGAAAACTAGCAACTAATTCTTTACGTGCCGTTGCATTAGATACAATTGGTGAACAAATATTTACTTCTGGGTCTGGGTCTATGAAATCTGGTACAGAGGCAAGAAGAAGTATGGCTTCGGGGGCGGTTAAAAAACTATCTCAAGATGATGCCACAAATCTATACAAGTCTCTTAATGCCCTATATGGTCAAACGCCAGAAATGTCAGAGGCAGTTATTGTACTTGTAAATAAAATGTATCAAACATCACTTCCCACAAGGCTAAAAACATCACAGTCGGGTTCGGATACAGTGATCCGTGCATCTACAAATAATGAAATACGGGACTCCGTATCTACTGCAATACTATTAACTGCAGGTTACATGAACCCTACTGCAGCTTTTCTTCGTAGAATGACTTCTGTGCCTGTAGCAGAAGCAGAGAAGCTTCAAAAAGAAATTGCTGCACATATATTAGCAACGGTAGTAACAGACCCAGCAGGCTTTGAACAATTACTTTTAGCGGCAAGAGATGGATATAGCGCAACCGTTAAAGAAATGGCCTTAGACTACGCTAGAAGCGTAGGTAGTGCATCCTACATGGGAACACGATACGAAGCACGGGTACAAGAAGAAGATATTTTTGGAGAAGAAGATATTTTCCCTGTACTTGATAGAGACATTTTACAATTGTTTGGTGAATAATAAAAAACCCCCAAGCTTGCGCTTGAGGGTTAAATCTAAAACGAATAGGAACCGACCAAGGTTCTATCCACTTTTTGTTATACAGAATAGAAGCCTTGAGGTCAATTGCCTTGAGGCTTTTTTATTTAAATAGTTTGTACAAAAACAGCTTTATCTTTAGGTATATCAAAGAATTTTTCACCAAACCGTATCTTAATGTTTGGCACTTCAACCTTTGGGCTTTGAAGTACCGTTTTACGGCTAATTATTGCCGCATGAGTAAGACTATTGTTAAAAACCATAAACTGAGTAGGCTTTCCTAAAAACTTTGCTTTCCTAACAGGTATATGAATACTTTCATATTTAAATTCAATACCATGCCAAACTGTTTTAACCTCAACCTCACAATAAAATCTTTTTCCATTTCCCTCTACAATAAGGTCAACGTCATACTCATTGTCGTGATCTTTGCAGGAGTAGCCTAGGGAAGACCAAAAAGCCTTTGCCCTGTCTCTCGCAGGCTCGTCATACTTGTTGAAGTCTTGTGACTGAAATACTTTGTACATGGGTATCCCTGTTGTAGAAATAAGCAGCGGTAAAGCCCCTATTCCATTCACGATTGTAAAAAGAATTGGGGCGATACATACAAATTGGTTTATCTGTAAAGAAGGCGTTAAATCCTTCGCTATACGCCGCAGGAACCCCCTGTGCCTGTGATGTCGCATATGTCATGGGTTGTAACGTGTTCATCGAACTCCTCGCCTAACTTTTCTACTGCCTCTTGATACGGAACTGAGGTGAGAGGTTGGCCCCCTCTTGATCCATCTGGATAGCAAGTAAAGCCTCTTAGACGAGGGGCATACTTTGCCAGTGTATTTGCAAAGCCAGATACCGTACTTTCATTATTTAATTTTGATCCCCAAGCTGGGAGATTTATTGTTGAGGATATACTCATATCCACATAGTCTTGAACGTCTGCTTGGAACGACATTCTACGCTCATAATCGTCTGCTAAGTCTAGCGCACTTTCAATTGTGTCAGGCTTAGATCCGTAGCGATCAATCAGTTCCTGTGCAGCACTATCAACCACGTATTGGTACACCCAGCGGTTGTTTCCCTTTAGATAACGCCGTTTATATGCCACAGCAAAAATAGGCTCAACTCCAGTGCTAGTACCAGCGAGAATGCCAATACTGCCTGTAGGGGCGATTGCTCTATTGGCAACTGGTCTGGATATATCGAATTCATCTGCGGTTTCTCTCGAAACTTTGTCAGACACTCCACGATATACTTGTAACCAAGAATGCAATTCTGGAGTAACTTCATATTTTGACCCTCTCTGAATTAAGAATTCATGCATACCCATTAGACCAAGACCCAAGCGGCGGTTTTTCTTACGGGTATCGTAAACTTTCTCGTATGGTAATTTAGCTTTTAAGGTTCCACAAATCAGAAACTTTGTTGCCAAAGCAACCACGTCAGACATTTCATCAATATCCCTAATGCGGCCCATGTTTATTGACCCAAGGTTACAGACATCACTATCATCCGCACTTGTTACTTCAGTACAGGCGTTTCGTAGTGTTTCATCCTCTTTATCAAAGAAATTAAAGCTGAAACCTGGCTCTGCTGACTGCATGGCCTGACGCACGTTCTGCATGAACACGTCACCAACCTCACCTGTCTTGTAGTAATTAAGAAGCCACTCTGTATCGTAATTCACAGAGATGTTCGTCATGTCTAAGGGCGCTGGGAAGTTAAAATCTTCCTGCTTAATGTCCCACAAGGTTTTACCTGTGCTACCAACAGGCATAGAGGCCCAATCTTTAGCTTTAAGGAAGTCGTGAATATCACCATGCTTCCAGTTTAAACTAGCATAAATAGCGGATCTGCGACTGCCACCTTGCATAACCCGCCTACCGATTTCATTAATCATATTCATCTTTGGGATAGGCCCAGATGCAGTGCCACCTGTTTTAGAGATAGTGGCTCCAGACGCACGATACACGCTGTAGTCCACACCTATGCCACCACCTGTCATTAAACAGTTCTCTGACTTCCACGATAGATCTGCCCAATCTTCACGGCTATCTTGCTCTGCCCTTAATAGATAACAATTGTTAAAGAACTTGTTAGGGCGTCCTGCATAATAAAGATAACGTCCACCAGGTATGAATTTCATTTCCCTGATATATGTGGTCAACTGGTCAACCTCTTCAGATGAAAGCTTTTCACCACAAACATCATCGACAAGTGTCTTAGCTAATGCATCCCACGTTTCAGCACCGTCATGCTTGTACTTGTGATTAAATATATCTTCACTAAATTTAGATCGGAATGCTGGGTTCACGTTTGATTTAAAACTGCTCATTATTATTCTTCCTTTGCTATATTATCTATTATCGCCACTACCGCCCAGCACTCCACGGGCCATACGACTGTTAAGTTTATCCAGATTCATTTGACAAATATCTTCCAGACCATAACCAAGGTCTGTTGCAAGCAACGCATTGTACCACTGCACATCACCTAATTCATACGCCATAGCAGCACGAAATTCGGGTGTTACATGACCGTTGGAATCCCGCAGAAGCTTTTTGTACTTACCCGCTAATTCTCCTACTTCAGAACACAGCCCAAGCAGAGGATACACAATAGTATCAGCGTCAGAGTAAAAAGCAGTCTTCCCTGCCTGAGTTTGGTAATCTTGCATCTTCATAAATTTTCTTCTCTTTCATGCATTTCAATTAAATCTTGGATGAAAAACTTCATCTTATTAAGGTCGTACAGAGTGTCTGTTCCCTGTTTTTCTCCCAGCCTGTAACACGCCTTAAAGATGTCACCACGGCTCTTAGACATGGATTTGTGGCTGATTAGGTGACGTAGTTCTGTGGCATGGTCAGGGAGAGTGTAATATGAGGTTGAGAGGCCATCAGAGGCTATTTTAGTGCGGTCTGATGTAAGAAATCTGGAATCGTCCAGTACCTTCCATTTAGCCATCAGTGTGGCTTTTTCTTGCTGTTTATAGGAACAACTTTGTTACTGGTTATTGCATCTACAAGTTCATCTGCAGGCTCAAACGTAATACCTTCGTCTTCGTCCTCAACCCGTTCAACTAGATTACCAATTGAAGCTAAACCTTCAGCACTTACGTGAACATTGAATTCAATACCCTTTAACATCAATAAAAGAAAATCTTTATGATGTTCTGGTAAACTAGCACTTAAATTTGCAGTACATATTGTTTTAGGTATTCCTTCTTCATTAAGGGATACAGAGATAGAAATGCTATCTATTGGCGTATCAAATTCATTCATTTTTTATTCCTTTTCGTTAATTTGAAAAAGTGTTCTGCATCCAAAACAGCCAAAGGTTTTTTATTATCAGCTTTGATTATGGCTAACGGCGTTGCGCCATTTGGGCAGTTACTGCTGGCTTGATCCATCACTTTGTAAATCGCATTACTTTTGTTGTTTTTGCATTCCACAGAATAAGGAAACAAACGCCGTGCAGCGGGACTAAAAAGTAAATCTTCCCCACCCGCCCCCATACTTGTGGAGCGGATATCCCCATCCTCAAGTTTAGGAAAAAGTAGGTATAATTTATCTCTGACCCATTGCTGCAGGCGTCTGCCTTTTGCCTTTGCAGATTGAGGCGTTATAGCCACTTAGGTTTCTCTAGGATCGTATAATCACCCCAGCCTGTCCCGTAGCTTACTTCTTCTTCTGCCCGTGCAATTACTGCTAATGTTTTATGTAATTCCGTCATGGCCCACTCCATTACTTCTGGCCCCATGACATGAAGGTGGGAAATATAGGGAGCTTGCTTTTCACACGCTATGAAGGAAAATTCAGTTATGTCATAACCAGCAAGCTGACACGTATATACATAATGAGCGCCTTGCAGAAAATACCCGTATTTTACGCATTCGGACATGAAACCTTTTGGACTAGCATCCTGAGTTGTCTTCACGTCATAAACGGTATTTTCAGACTCAATCATTAAATCTGGTCTGGTTTTTAACAATAAACCAGAGATCGGGTCTTGGGCCATTATACTAATTTCGTTTATTCTATCAGGGTGATTTAATGCCTTAGAACAAACAGGATTACTCAATGCACCTTTAGTGATGCAATTAGCTACGTTAAACTCCACCTCAGTCAAAAGTACTTGGTCTTTGGTTAAGTTTTCCTTCAAAGCTTTAAAAGCAGCACTGGCCTTAGTTTTTGGGCCTTTGATAACTAAATTTTTATCTTTTTCTAGAAGATTTGCATGAACGGCATTGCCCATGGCAAAAGCTGCTGACTGAACAATCTTCTGCCCCTTCCAGTGTGCTAATGACTTTTTGTATACCGCTTTGACAGCACTAGAGGAAATACCATCGATTGAATGGTACTCCTCGTTAGACATATCTTCCCTAATAGTAACTTGATGGGAAATAGTGTCTGCTTTTTTTACAGCACTCATATTCAAGCTGCTTCAAAATCATCGTCTAGGTTATCACCTAGTGATTTTAAAGCTTCAGTCGCTTTGCTATCAATAGATCCCTCTTTAATTGCTTCAAAATACTTTTGGTCAATGTATTTATTTTCAGCACGAAGGGTATCTGCAAACACTCTCATGGTCGCTTTTACTTCTTCAGAAAGAGGCAGTTCTTTTTTCAAATTGGGTTCATAGTTATAAGTATACCAAATAACTGAACCGTTTTCGTTGTAAGAAGAGGTTAACTTTATTTCATAATTATAAAGCTGAGATCCATTTGGTAATTTTTTAATTACCTCGTTATAAAAGCCACTGTAAGTTGAGTTTTTGTGGAACATGATACACGGCTGGTTTTCGACAACCACTTTCTCACCGTCTTCTGTCTCACCCTCATAGCTGACTAAGCCACGGGTAACCCTATGTTGCATATCCCGCCAGTATTTAGCTTCTTCTTTATTCATTTCCTTACGGGCTTCCCAATTGGGCATTCCACAAGCAATAGAACCAAGCATATCTCTGGCTTCGTCTTTATAAACACTTTTTACCGCTAAAGATTTATTTTTAAGCTTCCGCTCTTTGCCTTCACCATCCCAATGAAAATATTGGATATGACTTGCTAATGGTCTAAATGTAACCGTTTCAGCATAAGCAACCTGATCCGTACCTCTAAGATAAAAGTATCCTTCTGGTATGGATTTCTTTGTAACTTTATTTTTAGATTTTGCATTAATTTTTAGTTCGGGGACACGGACAATAGCAGTGTTAGAAGCACCACCAGCTACTTCCGTGCCTAAAATTTGGTTCAACTCAGCTAACTCTGCGCCATTTACTTTAGTAAGATCACTCATATAAAAATTCCTCTGTTGTGGGAACTTATATTGTGGCATAACTAAGTGGCACTAGTCAAGCGTATTCGTTTTGTTCTAACCAATTTTTTCCACCAGAAATTTCGATTTCTAAAGGTAATGCAAAAGTGTATCCCCATCTTTTTTCCGCTTCTTCTGTGACCTTAACCATAGACCAATGCAGAGCCTCTTTGATTTGTTCAAGCTCACCTGGAAATACGTCACAGACAATTGAATCGTGTACGGTCAGGATTAATTTAGAACGAAGATTAAGTTCCTTAAACTTACGAAAAGCACGTATGCAAGATAGCAACATTAAATCTGCGGCACTGGACTGAACTGGGTAATTAACAATCTGGGTGTAATGACTTGTGCGTCCATTGCGCTTGCGAACCACGTCAGGCCAAAAGAATTGTCTGCCAGATGGAGTTTGCACAATACCATTCTTTAGAACCCCATCTGCAAGCCTCTTATGGTATGCCCCAAGACCTTCGTAGATATCGAAAAACGTAGAACCATAAGCCCTTATGTGGTCAGCTTCACCAGCCAGTAATCCCCCATAAATCGGACTGAAGCTGAACTTTTTGGAATTTTGTCTTTGTTCTTTTGTAACCTCGCTGGTGTCACACTGGTAGATAATTGAAGCAGTTTGTTTATGTAAATCCTTACCTGTCTTAACATCAGATATGATCTGTGGATCACGGGATAATTCCCCAGCAAGTACAAATTCAATTGACGAAAAGTCGGCCTCTGCTAAAATTCCGTTTTCAAATCTACTGACAACAGCCTTACGCACTGGGAAACCACGCTTTGGAGCGTTTTGCATATTTGGTGCGGTACTGGATAAGCGTCCAGTTGCAGTGACACATTGATTAAACTGTGTATGCAGGATGCCATCTGATCTAGTCCATGTTTCAAATCCCTTGACGAAAGCATCTAGATACACGCTGACTGCATTTAACCTACTACTCTTAGTTAGAAACTCTATGGCAGTATCATTACCCTTGGACTCTGCTTGCGATATCAAACGCTGGATTGTCACCTTGTCTGTTTTAAATCCATTGATCGAAGCATCTGAAGGCATCGTAGGGTTTAATTTAAGACCCGCAACTTTACCATTAGGTTGGTAGAAAGCCCCTACCCCAGCACAGGATGGGCATTTAGATAAGTTCTGATAAGGTTCGCCCTGAACACGAAACTTCTTACCATTTTTCTGACGGGTTTTCTGTTTATACTTTTGTATATACGCACGTCCATCACAGGCAGAACAGCAAATAGCATTTGTACGTTGCACAACACGGGTAGTAGCCCGTACAGCCGCACTGAACTGTGATCTATTCATTCTTGGGGGATACAACGGCTTATTATTGCTATCTGTGCCTATATTCCAAACCTGTTGGTGATCAGCACGATCAATAACCTCACGACTATAAACCACCCGTGTCATGTCCTGACCACTATTTAGATTAATAATGGTGTCCCCCATTACATCTTCAACAATGTCCTCTAATCTCTTTTTTAAACTAATCTGTTCTTCAATAAACTCTGCTTTAATCTCAGCAAGTACATCAAGATCTACTTTGATGCCGTTGCTCTCTATCTCGACTAGAAACAAAAGCATTTCATTCATCATTGTTACTGTTTCAACTAACGACAGATTACTTTCATTAGCGTAATCATCTTGTTGTTTTAAATACACTTCTGCACATGATATAACATCAGCTTCAGCGTAAGGTATAACAACTTCATGCAGGGACATGGCTTCAAAGCCTGTACCACTTTTAAACAATTCATCTACAAGATCTGATTTCTTACGGGTTACGTCCCTACGCTCTGCAGTAGCCTTTAAAGATAGTTCCTGCCTTTGTCCTTTGGCTAAAACGTACTCTCCAATCATAGTACACCAAACGGTATCTGGTATTTCAAAGCCCATTTGAATTAGCCACATAACATCAAATTTTGCGTTATGTGCTACAAGGACTGTAGCCTTTTTTAATGCCGCTTCTAACAACATTCGACTATCAGCTACATCTTGTTCAACATGATGAAAAACAAGATTGGTTACACTATCAATTTTATTTGAATCTATAAAACCAAAGTGGGCAGATACACATTTGTTGTCTGGGTTAAATGGACTATTATCAATTTTTACACCGATTTTTTGTACTGTAGTTTCTAGGTCGAGTACCAATACCTTTTCGGCATTATTCAACATAGCGTGATATTTCTGGTTCTATGTTACAGATAATACAGCCATGATATCCCGATAGTTTATTTTTACTGATATTAATAAACCTTGTGTGATCAGGATTATCATCCTCACCNTTACCACTATGCTTGCCTATACCAATTATTAAATCAGCCTCTGCAGCCTTCCCTGTTTTAGAACCTTCAAGCATACTAAAATCAATTCGGGTGCGGCCTTCCGCATCTGCACTTGCCTGACTGACCCCAAGCAGTGCCGCTGAATGACGTTTTGAGAGTTCTCGTAAACTTCTATATAATTCTTTTATCCGTTCATGGCTGGCATTATAATTTCCAGAAATATTAATCTTGTCGGATTGATCTAAAATAATAATGTCTGCATTAATTTTTTCACAATATGAATTAATAGTATCCAGATCCCATTCTTGAACATCCTTCATAATCAAACGATCTTTTATAGCCAGATACTTACTCATAGCTAAATCAGGGTTGTCAGATATCTGTTCACGGGTCATGCCACTACAAGCTTGGATAGCCCTTAACTTAGTTCTTGTAGTTTTTTCTTCATTGCCTAGATACAAAACCTTTGCACCTTGTTGGCAAAAGCCCCCAGGCCCAGCGCATATTGATATAACAAATGCAGATTTCCCTGTCTCTGGTCTAGCAAATACAATACCAAATTCTGCAGGGCCAATACCATATACATTACGTGCAAGAGTTTCGATATTAAACTTCCATCTGTTTTCGTCAGATGTTTCAGCTAACAGTTCATAAATATCATCAGTTGTCGGTTCGCCAAAATCATCTGGCATATAACTGTCTTTAGTTCTCTCAAGGAGCGACTGTAACCGTGTCATGGCTGAAAGATCACCTTCAGACATATTTAGCCCTAAATTAGCAATGTCTCTGCCAATTTCACGCCGCCACAAATTTTCTATTACATCCTCTGCTATTTCTGGCGTAATAAAATCTGAGTTTTTTAGTTCATCAATGGTGTCACGAAAATCATTAATTTCTGCTGTTGTTGCGACAGGGTTCCCCGATATCCAGATAGAATATAAATCATCTGGTTTTAAATCGGTATCATATTTTGTGTGGGTTTCTTTAAGTATGTTGTAAATTACTGCGGCATCTTCTGAGAAGATAGACTTTCTTAATTTTGGTTTAGTGCTTAGATAAGTATCTTTGTTAAGTAGTGTTTTTATTAATTGTACTTCCATTATCTGCTCCCTGCTATGTGGCATAGTTAGGGGCAGAGTAATAGCAGATAGTAGAAATAAAAAAAGCCCCAATCTCACGATCAGGGCTTTTTTTACTTTTATTGTTTTAAAACGGTAAGTTAGCTATTTCTAAATTTCATAGATTTAATATCAGGGCTTTGATCCCCTCTACGTTCTTTCATATCTACTTGGTAATAAGTTACACGCTTATTGCCTTTACATATTGATCCAATTGCTTCTTGTAATTTTTTCTGTTCTTCAGCAGCTTCTAAAAAACTACCTTCAATGTTGTAGTCTATAACAACAATTCCACGGCATTTCATAACATTAGTCCCCTAATTTACTCTAAAAGTGTTTGTCATAAATTTCACACCAACCGAACTGATCATCAACCATAATCCGTTTACACTTACGGGTGGCTTACCATTGTAAGCTCGTCCTGGTCTTTGTCTGAATTCCCACAAAGTCATGCCAGTATTTCGTGTAAGTTGACCTGCGCCAATTTTACTTCGATTACGAACGGTCTTTTGTTCGTTTGTTCTTCTATTCGCCATTGTTTTCTAGCCCCCTTTAATCTGACCAATTTATAGCTATGGCCCTTCTTATACTTTGTCTAGCTTAACAACCTTAACAAAGTACTTGTACTCATTTCTTTAATATCAACCTTAGTTATTCTTATTGTTGAGGGTATAGTAGCAGCCCTCAATAAAGACACTGACTTTTGTTTGGCATCGTTGTCAAGGACAATTATGCATTTTTTATACACTTCTAGGGATTTATTAATGTCTTTA